GCCATCAAATTATTCAGTATCGATGTCAGCTTATCGATTTCTTCTGCTGTCAGCGTGATGCCCCTCGACATCCTCACATGGTCAGGCGACCAATCCCTGATGTCAAATTTAGCAGGGCCATTGTTCCACTCGACAAGGTTAAGCTCCCTTGTCCATCCGTTCTCCATCCTCTTCAGCACTCCGAAATGCTTCTTGATGACTACGCTAATCTCGTTCATTAAAGTACCTCCTTGGTTGCTCTCATAATAATTAACCCGATGACTGTCATCGCCATCGGGATTGCTAACTGCTCGCTGTCAATGCTTGATGCTCCTAAAAAGAAGAGAAACAAACCGACAGTAAATATCACCACCTTAATTATTCGTACCATGTGTCACCCCCTAAAATATTGTGCTGCTGTCTTTGAATGAGTAGTAGTCATGCTCCGTTACAATCACGTGGTCAAGTAACTTGATCCCTAATAATTCACCGCACTCCTTAAGCCGTTTCGTCACTGCTCTATCCTCTGAACTCGGTGTTATGTCACCGCTCGGATGGTTGTGAGCTACGATGAATGATGCCGTTCTTGGTGTGTTGATAACCGCTGCGAACACCTCTCTTGGATGCACCACTGAACTATTAACTGTGCCGGTACTGATGTCGTGAATCCCCACGATGTCGCCATTCGTTGCAAGACAGAGCACGAAAAAGTGCTCTGTCAGATACTTGTCTATCCCCATGGCAAGCAGTGCCTGCCATACCACCGACGGCTCACTCACTCGCTTGCTCTGAACTGTGTAGCCCTGCACTCTCTCGCAGACCATCTGATATTTCTGAATCCGTTGCATCTCATTACCTCCTATAGTCGAACCGCTCAATGACATCGTCTGAATATTTAGTGTTGTCGTATACCGCATAAGTCGTATACTTGCGTCCTGCCTTGTGCCCCTTGACTCTGCGATAACTGATATAATATCCGTCTGTTGTCCTGCCATCGCCCTTACTGTTAAGGCATGTGCCCTTGATGCGCTCCACCAGAATGAACTTGTCTTTTCTGCTGATGACCTTGCGCTCTGTCAGTTTCCCCGAGTCGATGACTTTAACCTTTAGCTTCTTGCTTGTGTAAACCCTGCACTTGCATTTGCCGTGGTCATAAAACTTAGTCACATATCCGTGACCCCTCTTGAATGTATGCCATGTGAACCCATCGCTTGATGCGAAAGTGCTAGTGGCACTAAGAATTACTAGTGCCACAGCCATTATCCCGATGATTATTTTTTTCATGATGTCACCTCCTAAAACTGATATCTGAACTGCTCCGCTCGCCAATCTTCTTTGCTCCAATAGAGCAACACTGCTTCGGGAATCGTATAAGCACGCTCTCCGTAAATCGTTCCGCAATGCTCAATACACCCTCCAAGAATCCTGCATCTGTCAGAGTCAAGCTCCGCTATGCCATGCTTGACCGCTCCGTGCTCAAACTCTGTCACTGGTACATAAATCTTCATGATGTCCTCCTAACTCTTCAGTGATACGTTCTGCTCCTGCGGACTTGTGACCGCCTTGGTAGCATTAACACGGCACACCTGCCGTGCCACTCTGCTTGAGCGTGGGTTAATTGCCCGTAGATTTCCGAGGTCGATAGCACATCCTCTGAAGAGTTAGTTATGCAAGGGCAGCTCCTCTCAGAGCGTCCATGCTGTTGAACTGTGCCTTGTAGTTTCTCTTGAGTGGGGCAGGGCTCATGTACCATGCCTGCTTCTTGCCACTCCAGAAGAATCCCAGACTCTTGAGCTTGTCCTTGTGCTCCTTGGTGCCCTCGCCAGTGACCCACAGCCAGCCATCCTCGCCCTCGTTCTTGACTACGAGTTCAGCAACGATGCCCTCTGTGCGATTGAGTGCCTTGATGAGTCTGTCTGTGATGCGCTCGCCCTCTTTGGCCTTGTAGCTCTCGATGCCCTTGCGACTTGGCTTCTTGGTCTCTGCCTTTGGCTCTTCAGCCTTTGGCTGTGCCTTGACCTCCGCCTTGGCCTGAGCCTTAGGCTCAGACTTCTTGGCTGTCTTCTTGCTTGCTTTAGCCTTTGGCTCCTCCGCCTTGACTCCGCACAGCTTCTCTGCCAGTGCGATGGTCTCTGCGGACTGCTTTGCGTACCACAGACCCTTGGTCTGATGCCATCTGAACTTGAGCCCCTTGAGCTGCTCCCTGACTTCTTTGCTAGGCTTCTCGTTGAACTTGATTTCGATGCCGTTGTGCTCCTCGTTGAGCGTGAAAGTCGCCTTAACCCCCACAGACTCCGTCTGTGCCTGGGCCTTCTTGACCACTGGGGTCTTCTTGATTTCTGCCTTTGGCGCTGTCTTCTTGCTAGTCTTCTTGGTTGCCTTTGCTGTATTTACTGCGCTGTTAGTCTTCATGGTCTTGTCCTCCTTGCTCTTTGATCCTGCTTTTACTGCCTTGACTGCGTCCTTATCCCCTGCGTTGAATACCGCCATAACGTCAACGCCCTTGTGCTCCTCCAGATACGCCTTGTATGCCCCATAGAGAGACCCCGCTTCTACGTTCTGAATCTTTGCCATAGTGCCATCTGCCTTTACGTGTGAAATCTTGAATAACATAACTAACTCCTCCTGTTCTGTGATACATACCGATGCGGTATGATAAAAAAATATATTAACCCATGGCTAAACCCATGTCAGATAGCACGTTCACCCATGCCATCTAATAGGGGTTTACCCCTATACTGCGACCTTTACTCTGATATAGTGCGCTCTATATCTGTCACCATCTCACGGATGCCATCCGCCACGCTTCGCTGTCAGTGTTATCGCAATGCACACTCTATGATGTGCCACGCACTCGCTATCACGCTTGGTGCTTGTCGTACTCGTTCACTTGTCTAGGTGCAACGCAGGCTTGAATACGTGCCTGCAACGTCCGTTCCTGCATAGGCTCGAATGAGAGCCTGCAAGGCTGTGTCGCTTGGGGGCTGTCCGCCTTGCACCATCATCATAGGGCATACCGCGGCGGTATGTCAAGCGGTTTTTTCGAAAAACAATTTGCCGAGGATCAAAAAAACAACCGGCCCTACCGTACGCGCATAATGCGCGCGTGGTAGGCAGCAGGGCACAAAAAAACATTCTCGGCAGGGGCAAAAAAACAAGCCGAAACTGCATCGAGGGCGTTTTTTGGGACAGTATCGAAAATGCAAATCTACATCATACGCGCCTGCGCGGACGCGCATACGAGGGGCGAAATGCTATCATCATACGCGCCTGCGCGCACACACCCGGGTAGCGCCTGGGCGTAGCGCACACACGCAGCGCACGTAGCGCACGTAGCGCACGTAGCGCACGTAGCGCACGTAGCGCAGGCATAGGCGCACAGCGCATGGGTGCAGGCATGAGCGTGAGCGTGGGCATGTGGGCATGGGCATGGATGCAGTGGCAGACAGCCAGACGCAGGGGCGCACGCATACGCAGGCAGGCGCAGATGCAGGCGCATAACGCGCAGGATCACGCACACGCAGGTACCTGGGCACAGGCACGCACGCGCGATGATGGAAGAAATTTGAGCACGACTACTTGACAGCTGTAGATTGAGTTAAGTAATCTATAACTAAGAGTTATAGATTAAGCCCCTGCTCTGACAGACCGATGACTGCCGAGAGCAGGGATTTTTTTAGCAAAGCTAAAAAGCCTGAGTCGGTCCTCGTGTACGCCTGCGTGCGCGCGTCTTGTACGCCCCATGGGCATGAGACCCCTGTCGCTTGCATTACATGGCCACTCTGATTCTTGATTTTAGAGTAGCATAGCTACTCTAGGGTGGCAGGTCGGGGGGTCGATTGCCGACCCGTTCTGTCCCGAGCGCGCGCGTGTCTCCTCTCTATATATATATATTGTTTTCACAAATCGAAACCCAGTTAAAAGTTAGGTCACCTTACGGTGATCTTTTTTAGTGCAAAGGGCACAGTGTGGCTTCGCCACACCGACTCCCCAAGCTACCGCAAAGTGGGGGAGGTAGGCTCAAAAAATTATAAAAAATCTGAAAACTTGAGGTGTGAATGGGTGCGATTACTGCTACTGAAGCATATAGGTCTGTACTGCAGACTGACTACTGTGAATATGTGAAGTATGTGCATCAGGGCTCATGGAAGAAGACTCCGTTTCACAGATTCTTGTGCGGATATGTACAGAACTTCGTAGAGCGCGAGACGAATCTTCCATATGAAATATTAGTGATCACGACACCTCCGCAGCACGGCAAGTCGCAGAGCATAACAGAAACACTTCCATCGTGGTATCTTGGCAGGCATCCATCTAAACATGTCATCGAGATATCGTACAACGAAGACTTTGCTATCAAGTTTGGTCGTAGGAATAAGCGCAAGATCGAAGAATTCGGTGACGATATCTTCGGTGTGAAGATAGCAAAGGACAACAACAGAGCTGTTGAATTCGAGACCACAGAGCATGGCGGTATGCTGAGCCGTGGTGTCGGAACCGGTGTAACCGGACAGCCTGCCGACCTGATGATCATAGACGACCCTATCAAGAATAAGAAAGAAGCGTTCTCGAAGAGCAGACGAGACCTTATCTATGAAGAATGGCTGATGTCATTCAAGACAAGACTCGCTCCTGGTGCCAAGGTGGTAATCATTATGACTCGCTGGCACGAGGACGACCTTGCAGGAAGGCTTCTTGCTGAAGAAGAAAACATCAAACTTCTGAGATTCCCTTGCGAATGTGAGGATGAAGATTCGGCAGTCGAGAAGAAGCTCGGCAGAAAGATAGGAGATGCGCTTTGTCCAGAGATAGGAAAAGGCAACGAATGGCTTGCTGAATATAAAAAGGGTCTTGTGAGTAGAGAGGGCTCAATGACATGGAACGCACTGTTCCAAGGCAGACCGACCGCTATGGAAGGTAACGTCATTGAGCGTGACTGGTGGGACTACTACGGCAAAGGATGCAAGGTTGAGGAGCTTCCGCAGATCAATACTTGGGTAATGTCTGTGGACGCAGCCTTCAAGGATGAAGATCAGTCTGACTTCGTTGCTATTCAGATATGGGGCAAGACGCACGCTGATATCTATCTGATAGATGCAGTAAAGAAGCACTTATCATTCCCTGACACCATCGTAGAGATACGAAGATTAAGGGCGATGTATCCAGAGTGCAAGACAACACTCATCGAGGACCGTGCTAATGGTTCAGCGATCATCAGGATGCTTCGTTATGAGATGACAGGCATTATTCCTGTTCAGCCTATCGGCTCGAAGATGGCAAGAGTTCAGGCAATCCTCGGTGCGATAGAATCCGGCAATGTGCATCTGCCTAAGGATAAGCGGTTCACAGGTGACTTCGTTGAAGAGTGTTCTGCATTTCCTAATGCTGCGCACGATGACCAAGTGGACTGCATGAGTCAGGCACTTAACAGACTTATCTATCAGAGGGGCACAGCACAGCCGAAGAAACAGAAGAACCCATTCGATGAGCTGTTTCCTCAGTGGGCAGCAAAGAAGAACAAGAACGGGCATGGAAGGGTAAGAGTGATCTAATGGTTATCGCACTGATCGTTATGTCGGCACTCATGCCGATACTGACTATTACAGCATTTGTCGTTGGGTACAACGTCAATGCAGACAGAAAGATTCTGCGTATCAAGCGCAAGAAAAAAGAAGAGAAAACGGAAGACGAGAAGATGCTTGAACGTATCGACTCGGCGAGAGTTTATTAAGAGGTTTTCAGTATGGCTACAGATCTTTATGAAATCTGGCAGAGATACCGCAGGTCCAAAGAATACATGGACGGCAAGTCGATTCTTCGCAAGACAGAGAAGAACTGGCAGATGTATATCGGCGACCAGTGGGCAGCCACTAACGATTCAGAGGGCATGGAAGACCTGCCGATGCTGAATCTCATAAAGCCGACAATCAACTATAAGACATCATCCATATCTGCAACACAGGTAACGGCAGTCTTCTCTGACATGAACTATGCGAACTCAGCGACCGCAGACAAGATGACAGCATTGTTTGACGTCTCATGGGAAAAGTCCAAGATGCGCAAGATAGGCAAGAAGATGCTTAGAAGTGCTGCGGTTCAGGGCGACAGCTATCTGTTCTGGGGCGAGGGCGGTGACACGAGGAAAGTACCGCAGATGCTACTGAATACTCAGATTCATTTAGGTGATGAGAATATTCAGGACATTCAGCAGCAGCCTTGGATCATCATCGAAGAGCGTCTGTCTCCTGAAGTCGTAAAGGAGCGTGCAAGACTTGCGGGTATCGGCAATGAGCAGGTAAAGGAAGTGCTCGGTGACGATGATACAAGTACATCGCTCTACAACAAGAAGGAAGTAAAGAGCAAAGTACTGTGTCTTCTCTACATGGAGAAAGACCCGAAGACCGGCATCGTGTCGGCCTGTCGGTGCACTAAATCTTTCATGATCGAGAAGCTCAAACCAGTACAGCAGACTAAGGGCGGTGACTACTACGGCAACGGCCTGACGATGTATCCGCTCGTTCAGATGGTATGGGAAGACGTACCGAACACAGCAAGAGGCGTGTCCGAAGTAGAACAGCTCATTCCTAATCAGCTTGAGCTTAACAAGATGCTTGCGAGACGTTCCATATCTGCAAAGATGACAGCGTTTCCAAGACTTGCGTATGACGATGCGAGCATAGACAACCCTGAAGATTTGGACAAGGTAGGTGCAAAGATTCGTCTGAATGGCGGTAACGCTACGGCGATAGCAAACATGATAGCCTACCTCGCACCGCAGTCAATGTCGCCAGATGCAAAGCAGTTATGTGATGAGCTTCTGAGTCAGACAAGAACACTGGCAGGTGCATCCGATGCACAGCTCGGTAACATCGACCTGTCGAGAGTATCGGGTACGGCAGCACAGACAATCAGAGATCAGCAGCAGATACCGCTGAATCAGCAGCAGGAAATGTATCAGGACTTCATCGAAAATGTCGCACTTCTGTGGTTTGAACTTTGGAAAGTGTACTACCCTGCAGGAATGATTATGGACGGCATCGAGCTGATGGAAGGCGAGATAGACAATGTCGTTCCTAATGTCAGAGTAGATATCGCAGAAGATACTTCACTCTCGAAGATGGCGATGCAGCAGGAGCTGATGAACCTCTTCAATGGCGGAAAGCTTACATTCGAGGAGTTCGTAGACGCATATCCTGAACATTCATCGATACCGAAAGAAGTACTTAACCGCATCGTTGCAAAACGTAACGCACAGATTCAGCAGGGCATGATGCCTATCGATGAATCGACTGGTATGCCAGTGCAGGGCTTACAGCTTGCGGGCCAAGGAGTTAATCCTGGCGGAGCATCGAGTGGATCATATCAGAATATTCAGAGCATGATGGCAGAGTAACAATGGCAAAGAAAGGCATAACAGCAAGTGAATTAACGAAGGGAATCAAAGGCATATCAGAGAAAGACATGATCTATAAATGCGAGGATTTTCTTAAGGATGTAGAGATGAAAGTGATCGATGAAGAAGGGAAGATACTCAAACTTCCTTTCGGAATCGTACCGACCTTCTCTGCTTTTGCTGATTATATACAGCAGTCAAGAGCGGACATGCACGAATGGGTGAGACTGCACCCGACCGCAGCAGACCAGATGAAAGCTATGGTTGCAGACACGCTCGCAGCAGGTGCTATGTACAAGGCTTACGAGCCGAGGATCGCAACATTCGCACTGAAGAATTGGTGCGGATGGGAGGAGGCACCGCAAAAATCAGGCTCCAAGAGGAAGGAAGTTGCTTCAGAGAAGAAAGCAAAGGAAGACCTCAGAGCATATATAGAAGCCGAAGAGAAGGTGTTCAAGAGGAACGCCAACGGCATCGCAAACTAACATTTTAATAAGAAAGGAATTGATGAGATGGACGAGACCATGAATGCAAGCGCAGAAATTCAGGAAGTCGCTGAACCTGAGACAGAAGTTCTCGAAAGCGAAGAAACGCAGGAGGCCGCTGAACCTGCAGAATCGGAAAGTTCCGCAGAAGAAGTTGAACAGAAAAGTGGCAAGACGGATTCGGATTCGGCATTTGCCGAAATGCGCCGTACCAATCAGAAGCTTGAACGAGACAACAAGATGATGATGGATGCACTTCTGAGATACTTCGATGGCGAGACAGCCGAAGAATTATCCATCAATGCAAATGCTTACGCAGAACAGAGAGACCCGGAAGAGTACCGGCAGGAGTGGGAACACAATCAGGAATTCGAAAGTCTGCAGGCAGAGAACGATGATCTGAAAGAACAGCTTTTGAATGCGCAGGTCGAGAAGATGATGCGCGATGACTTAGCTGAAATCAGACAGATTGACGATACTGTCCAGTCACTCGATGAACTCGGTGATGCGTTCCTGAACATGAGACTTCACGGAGGACTCAGCGCCAAGGAAGCGTTCTATGCGTGCAAAGCAATGGAGCTTAAAGAAAAGGTCCTTGCGCCAGACGCTATCGGAAGAGTTGCTGATACGAAGATCGAGCGTGAATACTTCACATACGAAGAACTTCAGAACCTCACAGACGAAGAGCTCAATGATCCTGAAATTTGGGCTAAAGCCCGCAAGTCTCTCGCAAAGTTATAACCATTGCATAACAGAAGGAGAAAGAAATGTCATACAACAACTTTATCGAGAAGATTTGGGCAAAAGGCATTCAGACAGAGCTTGAGAGACTGCATGTCTTTGCCGACGGCGTAAATCGTGAGTACGAGGGCGTTATCAAGAACCTCGGAGATACAGTCAGAATCAAGAACGTAGGCAAGCCGACCATCACAAGAGGTACCCTTGCTGATGTTAAGAGAAGCATTGTCCTCGGTGATCCTGAAGATGTACCAGATGGCGCTGTATCCGTAGTAGTCGATCAGTACTCAACATTCAACTATAAGGTTGAGGACATCGACAAAGCACAGGGCGCAGGAGATGTCATGGATGCTCTGAATAAAGAGACATCCGAAGGACTTGCAGATGAGCATGATAAGTTCATTGCTAACCTCGTTCTCGGTGATGCAGGAGTTAAGATGTACAACGGTGGTACACCTATCACTCTGACAAAGGACAACGTATTCGAAGTCCTCGATCTCGCACAGCAGGGCCTCTGGGAGAACGATGTCAATCCGACTACAGGCCTGACTACAATCGTTCCGCCTTGGGTACACACTCTGCTCAGACAGGGATACATCAAGACTGACACTGACAACAGTCAGATGCTGCAGAACGGAATGGTTGCTAAGTACGGCAACATCGGCATCAAGATGTCCAACAACGTAGCAACCAAGAAGGTTTCCAACGCTGATGTTTGGTACATCCAGATGAGAACTGACAGAGCTATCGCTTTCGTAAATCAGGCTACTCACCTTGAGCCTTACAGACCTGAGAAGGGATTCTCTGATGCCATGAAGGGTCTTGACCTGTTCGGTGGAAAGATCGTACGCCCTAAGGAAATCATCACGATTCCTGTTAAGAAGGCTTAATGTAACTAAAACCTCAGGAAAGGAGAAATACACATGGCAGCAGTAACACCACTGGAGAGAGATGTACTTGCTCTCAACGTAGCTAGCAAAATTACTATCACTTCAAAGAGCGCAGCTTTCGGAGCTGATGCACAGGGCGGAGACTACAAAGTGCTCTTCCTCTTTGCAAATGCAGCTAATACAGATGCGACTGTAACTATCGCTGCAGGCGACGGCCCTGCAGGTGGCGGTCAGGACCTGCAGTTCACTGCAGAAAAGAGCGCAACCACAGCAATCGTAGTTGACTCCGGTTACTTCAAGAACTATGCAGGCGACTACAAGAACTGCTACAAGGTTACACCGAGCGCAGCACTCTCTGTATCTATCATCGAGCTTCCACAGTAAGCTGAAATATAAGGGGCATTAGTGTGCCCCTTATTTATGAGCCAAATATCGGAACAAGAAGAGGGTTCGACTCCCTCAAGGCTCTAACAAAAGGAGACACTAACATGGCAATGACATGGGAAGAACTTAAGAAAAATATAATCGACCTCGGCTTCGAGGAAGATTCGATTGCTGATCCAGATGAGTATCTGAGAATAATCGTTAATGCTACGAACAGGGCACTTGACGTTATCAGATACACTGTTGTGATTCATATAGAGGATTACTACAGGATCAATAAATTATGGGGAGAGAAGGACGAGGACACTGGCGAGTGGGTCTTCCCGACACACGAGCATGTAACGTCAGACACAGAAGATACTTATGAGATAGTACTTCCTGATAATCTGCTTGTGCTTCTTCCGCTCCTGACATCTCACTATGTATGGCTCGATGATGACATCACAAAAGCTACGATGTATTGGAACGAGTATGACCAACTGAAAGATTTACTTATCGCTGCGTGCAAGCAGCCAAAGCGTGCAGTTATTGAAGGTGGGTGGTAGTTCATGGGACAGCTTAAAGTACCAGACGCACCAAGAGAATATGCGACACATTACAGACAGCTTCTTGGCGTGGATTATCAGAGCGACCAGACTGAAATCAGTCCAAGGCGCAGCCCTGAAATGATCAACATGATATCTGATCTTGGTGGTAATCCAGTTAAGCGCCCAGGCTATCGTGTGGTCGGCGATGCTTATGCGGGATTCGCATCGGTCAGTGGCGACCCGTGGTCCGTTCGAAAGTTCGGTGTAGGTCTTCGTGCCTATAAATTGACCATTAATGCGGATGGTTCTGTTATTGAAGAGACGCATCGTATCGAGAACAGCGCAAACTGCGGAGCAGTAAAGCATGTATTCGGAGCGGGCGGAATCCTATACATCCTTTGCGAACACGCATGGTATGCACTAAATACATATGACGATTCTCTGTCATATATAGGAATTTCTGAAGGAACGATGTACACGCTTGAGGATGAAAGTGATCCTAAAATGGAACTTCAGATTCCTGAAGAAAGATTCATCCCAATAGTGATGACAATGTATAAGCCAAACGGAGAATCGATGGTGACTCTCCCTGAAGGTACAGACATTACTGGCACGACAGAAGGTGTAAACATTCTAACTCCGTTCAGAATGATTGAGTACTGCGTGCAGACTGACACTGCGGACGAAACAGTATTCAAGATTCCGAATACGAAAAATATGTCTAACGTCATTAAAGTTGAGGTGCTTGATTCGAGTACATACAACTGGAAGACGTTAACAAAGGGAACAGACTATACGATTGATGCTGATTATTTTCAGACTGTAAAGCCTGATGATCCTACATCGATAGTTAAGAGTAAGCTATCAACAGCAAAGATAACTTTTGCAGACAGCAAGAGACCGTATATAAAAGTAACAGAAAACGACGAACCGCATTTGAGGTTTAGGAATGCGCAGACTGTAGATGTGCCTGCAGGTGTTCCGAATGTTAGGATCACATACGCTCCGTGGGATTCGACAACGATTACTGTCGATGGAACTACGGTAGATATGGGATTTTACCGCAAGAACAGATTACCAATATATGCATCTGAAACTACAGAATGGTTCGATGCAAGGCTGTTCGTGGCGCACAAGAATAATGCATATTATTCAAGGGTCAATCTCCCGTTCAAAATAGACGATAACTTCTATTTCAGCGTAGATGATGACATCGTAAGGCTTGCAAAAACCTCTTCATCACTTGCAGTCATAGGTGAAGATACCGGCAACAACACTATTTATCTTGCAAAGGGAGAGTATGACAGCACGCTTGCAATGCCAGTCTATTCAGTCAAGACATCGAACGCAGGGATTGGAGCGATAGCGCCAAAGGTAAGGGGCGTTCTTAATGATGAGCCACTCATTCTTGCAAGGTCTGGAATCTATGGGTTATCAACGAACTATCTATCCGAAAAATATACCATCAGTAGGAGCGGAAAGATAAACCGCAAGCTGTGCAGGGAAGCTAATCTTGAGAATGCTGTAGGCATCGTGTTCAACAATTACTTCTATCTCGCAGTCAACGGCCGCATGTATATCCTTGATGGCAGACACAGAGATACATCAAAGTATGGTGATTCATCTTATGAGTGCTATTTCTTCAACAACATGCCAGACATTAAAGATATGTACGTGCTTAATAACAGAATGTACTTTGTTGATGAATATTATCTGTACACATGGAACGATGATCTCGCTGAACATGTCAAATATTATGACAAGTTGGTCATCGATGAGGATGGTAATCCTTCAGGAGTTCCGGTCAAAGCTAGGTGGGCAAGCCTGTTCGACGATGATGGCGCTCCTCAGAGAATGAAGACTCTGATGAAGAAGGGTACGATGGCTCTGCTGATTCCGTACTACCATACTGGATGTCAGATATATCTGGTTAAGGACGGAGATATATGGACGGACCTCGGCAGATTCGACAGCACGATAACTACGTTTGAATACATTGATTTCATTGAAATCGACTTTAGTTCCAACGTAGTATCGGCAGATATATTCACAAAGAAGAAGGTCAAGAAGTACAAGAGACTGCAGATCATATTGGACAACAACGAGCCAGAACCATTCGGACTTGTTGGTGTCACTAAGACGTATACGTTTGGCAATTACGCTAAAAGATAAAGGAGAGTATATACATGAACTCGTTAGTAACAAACAAGATAACTGACGCAGAAGTGGCTAATGTTCAGGTCGAAGGCAGGGACAGAGTGCTTCGCGGTACAGTTTCACAGAATCAGGCGGTGTTCGATGCTTTTGCCAAACTCATCAAAGACAAGTTCAATGCCGCACTCGATGTGATCGATGGCGAGTATGTTGTCGATATTGATGATGAAGCTATTGAAGCATATCAGGATATTGGTTGGACACGGGAGGGTTAAGCGATGGCAGCCAATTATGTAACAGACAAGAGATATATAAACGCAGCCGATGCCTATGCTAAACAGTTGAGAGCGCAGAGCGCACAGCAACAGCAGGCCATGGCAAAACAGCTCGCTACGAGCAAAGCAGGGGTTGCATCAAATTACGACAGCAGTGCTGCACAGCTCTATCTAAATTATGCGCGTCAGCAGAATGCTCTTCCTGAACAGCTTCAGGCACAGGGTATTAATGGCGGAGCAAGTGAGTCGGCACTGGTAAGACTTGGAAATCAGTATGCTCTGAACCAGTCTAACAATAATGCATCAAGAAACGCAGCTATGGGTCAGCTTCAGACAGCATACGATACCAATATAGCAAATATGCAGAATGAGCTGAATCAGACTATAGCAGAGAACGCTTATCAGGCACAGCAACAGCAGATTCAGTTTAACGAGAATCTGCGTCAGAAAGCTCTGGAACAGTTCCAGGCAACTATTGAGCGGTTCACTTCTGTCAAGTCTGTTGATAAAGCTATCAAGAATCTTGATAAGAAGGACCCAAACTACACAGCAATGAAGCAACTGCTTGAGCTCCGCAAAGCCCAGATCAAAGAAGCTAAAAAAGGTGGCGGAGGCGGTGGCGGAGGTGGCGGAGGCCGCAGAAGCTACGGTGGTGGCGGAGGCGGTGGTAGTACGACCACAACAAGCGGTTCTAAATATACTCCGACTACTATATACAGTGAACCCGCAGGACCTTCTAAGCCTAAGAAATCGCAAGTCAAGACGCGTGCAGGAAAGGCATACAAAGGGAGTGCTAAGAGTTATACCTACAACATCAAGCGTGGAGGAATTTGGTAAAACATGGGCCTTTTTCAGAAGATTAAAGACTGGTTCACAGGCAAGAGCAGTTCGGGAAAAGCGAACAGCTCAAGGTCTGGTGGATCATATACGGTCAGCAGGGGTCGATATGACAAGGTGTCTTCTGGCAATTACGGCACATCGACCTACTATCGCCGTGCTCTGATAAGAGAGCAACAGAAAGCGAAAGAGAAGAAGCAGAAGGTCGCTAAAGCTTTCAAGGCAGATGAATACAAACCGAACCCAGTGAAGGCTGCAGCGGCCAAGAAAGCTCCTACTCCTATTCAGCAACTTAAAAAGAACATAGAAACAGAGCGCAAGGAATATAACGCAGCTACAAATAACCGTTACAACGTCAAGGGTGCTAAGACATCAGCAGAAAGATTGAAGCGCAGGCAGGCACAGAAATCTCAGGCGTTTGATGCAGATGCACTCAAGTTTGAAATAAAACATCACCCGATCGCAATGTCTGTAGGTCGTGGTGCGCTTAATGCAGTAACATTCGGCGCATCGGATTTGGCAGCAGCGAAGCTGACTCGTGGCGAAGCGAGGGGTGCGGAGCAATATTATCAGCAGAATAAGAACAAGGCCGCAGAAACGGCAGGTGAAATTGCAGGAACGCTTCTGAGTTTCGGATTGACAGGCGGTGCATCAGCTAAAGGTGTGAAGGCGGCAGCACAGAGACTTGCTCCTCAGGCGTTTGAGAAGGGCACAGCTCGTGCAGTCGAGCGTGTGTCTGCATCAAAGCTTATTCAGCGTGCAGCGGAAAAGGAAGCACTGAAGAGATTCGGTGCTGACGGTATGACAAGAGAAGTAGTCGCACAGATTGCAAAGCGTAGAGCGGAACGTGCTGTAGCTGAACTTGGTAAGGATGCAGCGATCAATATAACTACTGGTCTTGTCTACGATGTTAATAATTCAATCGTAGACAGCGAGAGTTGGGGTGAGTTCGCCAGAAACATGGGCATCAACGCAGGTGCTAATGTTCTCCTCGGTGGAGCAACATCGCTCGTCCCTCAGTTCAGAGTAGGCAGAGTAGTTAATACCGAAGCAGGCGATGCTCTGATTCGTAGGGCTGCCCAAAATGCTGATAATGGAGTAAGGCCGGGCGAAGCGGTAGATATCCGAAACCTCGCAAGGGATGCAGAAATTCCTACAAGCAGAAGTCAGCAGGCGGTCGAGGCTATTGCCAATGAGGACGAAGCTGTTGCCAGAGCGGGCGAAGACGCAGTCTCACCTAATCAGAGAATGGTTGAAGACATTGCAAATACAGACACCTCTACAGGCAATCAGGAAATGGCAGAGCAAGTCCTGAAGGAAGATAGGGCTGAAGCAAGAGCTGTCAAAAAAGCAGAGAAAGAAAAGCTTGATCTTAACGATGAAGCCACAGCGAAGAAACTCGTTGAGAAAAGGCAGAGTATCAACGATAAGCTCGAAACAGCTAATAGCGATTTTGAGCGTGTCAAGAAAGAGCGTGCCGCTGCAGCGAAGGGTAGTGAAGAGCGTGCAGCCCTTGATAAAGAATACAAATCACTTCAGAGGAAAAGGCGCAAACTTGAGAAACAGCTTGAATCATTTGATCAGCAGATTAAGGAAGCGGCACCTGAAGCTGAAGTAAGACCTGAAGCGGAAACCAGAGTTGAACAGCCTGAAGTGAGAACTGAACAACCACAGCAATCACAGAATGTTGATGATTTTGCACAGGTCGGCGGAACAGAAGCGCAGGACATGGGTATCACGCCTGACGCTGAAGTAAAGCCGAAGCCAACTGCGAAGCAGAAGAAGCTTAAGCATAATGTTGTGTCAGAAACACAGGGCCAGAAGCTCACTCAGCAGGTTGATAAAGATTTAGGTAAAGAGACAGGTCAGCAGGTCAAGCCCCCTAAGATTGAGGATGTCAACAATGCCGAGCGTAAATATAATATTGAGCAGGCATCTAATCAGAAAGAAGTTACGTCTCGCTCTGCTGTAACACTGTTCCGTAATAGTTCATCTGACGAACAAGCAAAGACTATAGCTAAAAGTATTAGCGAGGGCAAGTACAACTACACACGCATTACCAACAAGGGCATGATGACGGATGTAGCGAAGCAGTTCCATGGTGATCCAGAACGCTATACCAAAGAATTGATGTCATACGCTGACGGCACGAAGGAACTTCTGCAGAAAGATGCTCGTGATGTTCAGTATATGTCATGGTACATCGTGAACCATACTGGCACGATGCTCAAGGACCATCCTGAATTAAAGCCATTGCACGATGCTTGTACAGAGCTCGTGTCAGACATCTCTTCACAGAGTGGTCAGATTCTTCAGCTTAATGGAGTGATGATGAAAGCATCGCCGCTTGCAAGAAGAAGAGCAACGCTTAAGTCTATTGCGAATATGCTCGATAAGTCTGTAGGTGTACGCAAGAAGGGCGTGACCATAGATGGTGTAAAGGTTGCTCTCTCAGGCGATAAAGATGCAAGGATCAAACAGCTCATCGGTCTCATTGAGAAAGATAGCAATATGAAGACTGCTCTTGAAAAGCTTGAGAAGGCAACGACCGAAGCCGAGATGGATAAGGCTACTGCAGAGATCATGCAGGCTTCAATGCGACTCAAGACAAGGACTGCCGTTGATTTGTTCCAGCAGTGGCGTATCGCAGGTATGCTCGGCAACGCCAAGACGATGATCCGTAACAGAGTAGGTAATGCTACTTTCGGAAATATCAGACAGGTATCTAATGCTGTTGGCTCTGGTGTTGAGAATTATCTTGCGAAAAACAGCGACAGTGCGTTTATCAAGAAAGAACTTGAGAACAGGACTCGTGGTGGTATCGATGTCTCGATTCGCAGACAGTCTCGCATCAAAGGCGATAAGCTGAAAGATGCCGCAGCCAAAGACGCTTACGAAGCATGGACAACTGTCGAGACCAAGCTGACTCGTGGTGGTAAGTATGAGACAAAACAGCCGACCGGAAGTACTAACAATGTAGCTGTTAAGGCTCTCGACTGGTGGACGAACGTAGTGTCCAACAGACTGGAGAAAGACGATGCCAGAGCACTTGAGCGCAACTTCAGAGAAGCGTACATGAAGGGTGCACAACAGCTTAAGAAGAATGGTAAAGACCTTGCTGATGAAGAAGTAAGAGAACTGCTTATTCAGCGTTCAGTGCAGGAAGCGCAAATAGCTACATTCAGAGAATACAATGCTGCTGCTGATGTGCTGACCAAGTGGACTAATAATCTGTATGACGCAGACGCAGGTCTTGGAAAGAAAGCTCTTGGATTCGCAGTTGAGTCTGCTATTCCATTCAGAAAAACTCCGATGAACATCCTGAAGCAATCAGTGAATTATTCACCTGCAGGAGTGTTCAATGGATTCAGAAACATTAGGAAAGCTGCTGCGAATGGCGATGCGGAGCTTCTGCATACAGCGATAGATCAGTTTTCATCAGGTCTTACTGGTACTGGAATAATGATTGGTGGCTTCATGCTTGGATATATGTCTGATGCATTTACCACTAATGCGGGCTCCAAGGACTACGATTCAAAGTTCATGAAGCAGCAGGGTGTGCAGAATTATTCAGCAACATTTACTGATCCTGTTACTGGAGAAGCGCACTCATATACTCTTGACTGGCTTGTACCCGCATCGACCACATTCTTTGCAGGAGTAGAGCTTGCTAATCAGATAAAGGCTGCCGATGGGTTCAGCCTTATGGACTTCTCAAAGAATATCGGTGAAGTCGCTGCAAGAGTAGTAGAGCCGGTGTTCGAGACCTCAATGCTTAGCGGTATCTACAACATCCTTAACGACCTGCAGGGTAATGGTAGTACTAACAGCGACAATACGCTTGGTGCACCTGCTATCATCGCTCGTGAGATCGGTCAGAACTATCTGAACTCTCTCGTACCTACTGCGGTCGGACAGGTAGCAAGAACCGCATACAGTAGTGACAAGCAACTTAATGGTCAGACGGATATGGAATACTGGGTCAATTCCATGAAGAACAAAATGGGATTGGCCAATACAGATATTATCACTGAACGATTAGGCGCGGACACTACAGCATATGGTGATGTTAAGAACAAGAAGGAATCGCCAAAGGATTATGCGGTATCAGCTCTGAAGAATCTTGTCCTGCCTATGAATATTCAGAAGGTAGACCTGAATGAGCTCGACAAGGAAAAGATTGCGGAATATCGCAGGCGTGTAAATGCAGGTGAGAGTCCAGAGGATCTGGCGTACCTCTTCCCGAAGAAACAATACAACAAGAATTTCACTGTCGGTGATACCGATGTGAAGATGAACAATGTTGAGCTGTCCAAGTATAACCAGGCTAAGACTACTGGTGGTGAAGAGGGCATGAGATATGTGCTTGAGAACATAATGTTCAACAGGCCAATCGAAGGTCCTGACGGCAAGAAGATACTCGGCCCTGATGCGTATAGTGCGGAGGATAAGGCAAAGCTGCTTAATCAGTTCAAGGGCAAGAGCCTGAGGGAAGTAGAGCAGTGGCTGTATGATCAGCCTGAATTTAAGAAGGCATCTGATGCAGAGAAGCGCAAGGCAATTAATGGCCTTTGGTCTCTGAGCAGTCAGGGCAAGGCACAGGGTGCAAAGCGTGTAGGCGAGCAGGCTGTCTATAAATCTCGTGGTAAAGATGTTAATGAGTATAACTTCAACAACGAGATAACCGAGAAGAAGCGTGCGGCACTTCAGCCTTATGTTGATGCAGGAGTACTGACTTACGAAGAAGCCGTTGACTTTGCTAGACACGCAGGTAAGACGTACTACTACGAGAATGATGAGGGCGGTACTTCACAGACATACTTTAACAAGAAGCAGATGATTGAGTACCTTGAAAGCAAAGGGTACTCACACGAGAAAGCCGAAGCACTCTTCAATTCATTCAAGGCAGCAAACGCTAAGCCTTATGGATCATCCTATGGCAGACGTGGCTACAGACGCAGAGGGTATCGCAGAAGAGGCCGTGGCGGTTCTTCGAGAAAGATAGTCAGCAGCACAATCAAGTCTTCACCATACAAGGCAAAGAGCACTCTCACGCCAAAGATAAACGTACCAAGCAAGGCCAAGAGCGGAAGATCAGGAACAACGAGTCTTGCATCTGCGCTTCAGGACATACAGAAAACACAGGCGAAGGTAGCTCCGCCTAAAGCAAAGTAAAGGAGGTAATATGAATCTCTTATCTAGTTTATTAAATTATACGGCGAGACAGATTGCCGCACTGCGGGCGAAAGATACGAGCCAAGATGGCAGGCTGACTACCGCTGAATCAAATATCTCCACGCTCACATCGAGGATAGAAACTGCGATCAGTGCGGTGACGACAAGTACCGAAGTTACTGATATTCGTGTTGGCGATGATGGAGTTACATACGGCACAGCCGGCGCCGCCGTTCGCACACAGTTTTCTAACATAAAGGGCAACTTGAATCAATTTAATATTGAGTCAGAAAACATTTTCAACCCCTATACAGTTATTGATGGGTACTATATAGCATCAGGTGGAGCGTTAACAGCCCACGCTTCATCACACGTCTCGGACTTCATTGCTGTAGAGGGCGGTAAACCTATTACTCTGGATTTAACTTATGTGTCTGGCATGACATATTACCTTGCGACTTATGACTCAAGCAAGAATTTCATTGAAAGGTTAAATGCCTACCAACTGTCAGCAACCATTACGCTAAACTCCTCTGTAGCTTATGTCCGAGTTTCGTTCTATAACATGAGCGTTCCGAGCGACTTTATGATAGTGAAAGGGTCTTTTGCACCAAAAGCCTTTATTCCACATTATTTTCTTAACGATGCAATGTTACCTATATTATCCAACAAAGTGGATTCTATAGTTATGAAGAGTCCTAATCTGTTTGATATAACCGCCATAACAAAGGGTAAGTATCAAAATGCAAGTGGATCATTAGTTAATGAAGCATCATCTTCAATTTCTGATTATATTCCTGTGGATGGTGGAGAAGCCTATACAACTAATGGCGATGCTTCATATTGGTATATTGGCACTTATGATGAGAACGGCACATTTATCGAGCGATTAAATGCATATCAGCTACAGGAGACGATAACATTTGGTGCAACAGTAGCATATATCAGAGTGTCGTTTTATAAGCATGACTTCAATTCCGATTTCATGGTTGTTAAGGGTAATAGTTTGCCCAACACATATATGCCGTATGGGTACATTCTTAAAGACAGTGCTGTATCAAATTCAAAGGACAGCAAGGTTGTGGTTTCAAAGCTATCAAGCACTTCGCTTTCGATTCAGACTGGAAAAGGAAAGCATGTATTAACACACCAGACGAACAACACCAAGAACCTCGATACATGGAGATTAACGCAAGGGTATGTAAACGGGCAGACTCTTTGGAGCGATGTTGATGTCGAGTGTCCAATTAAAGAAAAAGATGTATCAGATTTTATGGGTGGCTATCATGGCGATGAGATAATGACGAGCGTTGCGATGATGGCTGACGGAAATGTGTTCGATATTTCCGATTATACAAACGGAGATGTAGTCGAGTGCGACAACTTCACGATCTGCGTAACTTCAGATATTTACTATGATGGGGATTCGGTGAACAAAGCGTTCACAAGATATAAGAGGCTCGTCTTTGAGCGTGGAAAGCTTCAGATTTATAACACATATAAATTTATTGGTTCACCATCCATTGACATTGATATTGCAACTGGAACTGGCTTGTATCCAGTTTCAAGCAGTGTGGTTGATGGATATATAACCAATGTAGGGAATGTGTATGTGAGTGAAGCCACAACGAATAGAGATAGCAGAATTGATGCCGTGTCATTCTTCGGTGATGGCTTCACTATGAACCTCAAAGTATTGTTTGGCAAAGGCAACAACTACTATGGTGTGGTTTATTACTATCCTGATCAAACAAGGTACAAGGTGTACTTCTATCAGCATTATACAGTAGGGAGCAATTATCTCACACTTAATAATGGAGATGAATTGTACTCTGGCTATGAGATTGCTTTTGTATAACTTTACTGACTTAAAATAATTGTTAAATCAGAAACGAGAGGAGAATACAGATGAACATTGATTTTATAGATGGTATGATCATGCCAATAATTACAGCAGCTTGTCTGTGCATAGGCTATGTAATGAAGAAATGGCTGCCTGCAGATGATAAGTGGATACCAACAGTGCTGCTTGTTCTCGGAGCAATAAGCGGTCTGATTCTGTTTGGCGTTGACTATGAGGGTATCGTTAAGGGTATGGTCTCTGGACTTGCTGCTGTCGGACTGCACCAGGTATTCAAACAGCACATCGATAACACACCGGTCCCTGTCGACGTAACTGGCCTCGTTTATCTTGAAGACGGTGACGAGGATGAGGATGGTGATGAGGATGAATAAGACTTGTTATCTTCAGACTAATGGCCTTTGGGGTGGTCTCGGCTACCCCAAAGCACCGTGGTATATCCGCAACTGCGGATGCGGTGAAGTAGCTATAACCAATTCTCTTATCGAGATGGAACGCTACGAAAAGTACACACCAAAGACCACGCAGCCATATATGAAACAGTTTGCGGAATCAAGAGGTAACGGCACATACCACTATGGCATACCTACTGCAATGAAACATTATGGACTGACTGAAGTAGCGGAGCACGCTACTATGGCGAAGCTGTGGGCACAGCTAAAGAAGGGCGACAGAATTGCCATCCTACTTATGGGCAGTCGCTCTGCAGGCTCAAAAGGCGTACACTGGACAGGATCAGGTCACTTCGTAGCTGTTACTGGTTACAAAGAAAAAGGCGGTAAGCACTATGTTTATGTAAAAGATTCAGCAAGCACATCGAAACTGCGCAACGGATGGATAACATATGAGGATAACATCCGTGGAGCATGTCTTAAATGTTGGTCAGGTAAGCTGACTGGCGAGCTGTATGATGGCAAAAATGAGAAGCCTGTCGATGACGGCAAGCTCGCTATTGATGGCATCGGCGGTCCTGCTACAGTCAAAGCTATGCAAAGATTTTTCGGTACCGTGCAGGATGGAGTCATATCTGGGCAGAATAAGAAACAAGAGCAGTATTACCCTGCGCTCAAGGCTGTAGACTATGGCAAGGGCGGTAGTGCATGTGTCGTAAAGCTTCAGAAGTGGGTAGGCACAGAGCAGGACGGAGAAATCGGAAAAGGTACTGTAGCTGCATGGCAGAAGAAACTGAAGGATGCTAAGTATTATACTGGCATTATCGATGGTTACTTCGGTGCTATGTCCATGAAAGCATGGCAGAAGTATCTCAATGATCATGACAAGGCGGTGTATCCCTAAAACGCCTGAGCCATCAGCAAACGCAAAGAAGATCACATCAAAGGCAAAAGAATTCTGTTGGCCATTAGGCACAGCAAAGAAGAAGTGGGCATACGATACGGGTTCTCCGCTCAAGGCATATGTGACAGCTTGTAAGAAGTTCATGAAGAAGACAGCCAAGGTATCACAGAGTGACTGCGGATATTTTGTATCAACATGTGTAAGAGCAGCAGGAGTTGATTCAGACTTCGTTGCACTCGGTGGCACTAAAGATTCATTCCCTAAAGTACCAAGTCAGTTTAATGTAGCGTTCTCCGGGAAGAAGATTCCTGACGGCACACTACTCCCTGGTGATATAATTAGGTATAAGAAAACCAATGGTGGGCAGCACACACTAATGTATTACTCTAACGGAGTGATCGCTGAAGCAGGCCGAGAAAGTAGGTTCCCTGTTTTGAGAAAAGACACGAAGAAGTACAATGCGGATAGCGTAAAGCATTCTACCATTCAGGTCTTAAGAGCGAAGTGAGGTGGTGTTTTATGATCCCAGTAATTGTATCAGCAGTCTCTACAGTGATAGGGGCAGTAATCAGCGGTGTCGTGGCGGTAGTCGTTGCCAACAGACAACATGATAAGACTATGGCACTCGTGCAGTATCGCCTTGAAGAGTTAGAAAAGAAAGTAGACAAACATAATAACTTAGTGGAAAGGATGTATGTCGTAGAAACTAAGCTTGGTATCATTGATCTAAGAAAAACCATTTGATTGGAGGACTATCTATGGACAAGAAGACCGAAGAGCAACTTCGATGGGATAACGAAAGTGCGATGATGCACCTGCAGAAAGCTAATGCGAGATTGGTTAAGTTAAATATTATAGCGTGGCTGATTGTCGGCATAATGGTTGGCCTATGTGCGTATGTGTTGTTCGGCTTTAATATCTCAACTGAATCTGTTGCTATCGATAGTCATCAAGGAACGGCGAACTACATAGGTAATGATGGAGATATCATAAATGGCGGAGATTAAAGTCAAGAACACTACTATCGAAAAGAAGAACACGACACGCCCAAGAAAGACTCTCTATCTTCGTAGGACTGTGGTAAATGGAAGAGCTCTCAATCTTAAGAAAGCAGCAGCACGTAAGAGGTTGGTGGCAAGGCGATGAGAGATTACTCACGATCTGAATTAATATCTGCTATAGATGAATGGATTCTTAGTGAACGAGATAGAGCGATACTAAAACGTAGACTCGTTGATGGTATCTGTTTTGAGCCTTTGGCAGAGGAGTTCGACTTATCGGTAGTGCAAGTAAAACGAATAGTATACAAATCGCAGGAGCGACTATTCAGACACATTTAAGATACTGAATTGATACGTAATTGGCACTCTGACGTAATCGTCAGGGTGCTTTTTTATTGCTTAAATTTGGGCGAAAGGAAGGTGACAGGCATGGCATACATCGAATACAACCCGAATCCTGTGGGCAGACGAGTGGGCGACTGTGCAGTAAGAGCGGTAGCCAAGGCACTGGATGTTGATTGGGAAGCAGCATATCTGATGCTCGTTGCGAATGGTTTTGCAATGGGAGATATGCCTTCAGCGGACAGCGTATGGGGAGCAACACTAAGGCAGAACGGATTCTATCGTGCATCCCTGCCTGACACTTGCCCTGATTGTTATACGGCTGAAGATTTCTGTCGCGATCACCCACGAGGGACATTCGTTTTGGGCTATGGCGGACATACCGCCACTATCGTGAACGGCGACCTCTTCGACAGTTGGGACTCCTCTTCGGAGACCCCGCAATTCTACTGGTACAGAAAGGAGAAATGATATGGCATACAACTTTGGATTCCCTGCTAATTATCAGCCAATGCAGATGTATCAGCAACCACAGCAGATGCAGATGCAACAGCCACAGCAAACACCTACTGGCCTGATATGGGTGCAGGGTGAGGGCGCAGCTAAGAGTTATCTCGTTGCACCCGGGCACACAGTAGCACTGTTCGATAACGAATCACAAACCATTTATATCAAGTCAGCAGACGCAAGTGGAATGCCAAGTATTAAGGTGCTCGACTATACAATGCGTGATTCAGTACCTCAGAGACAGATAGGAAACAATGCTGACTACGCTACCAAGGAAGAAGTATCTGCACTTAAAGCACAGCTCGATGAGCTCGTTGCGAAGTTCACTGAAGGGAGTGTGCAGAAATGAATATCAACCCAATGCAGTTGATGCAGGAAGTCAACAGATTAAAGAGCCGTGGCGGTGATCCTAATCAGATGATTCAGGAGATGCTGAACTCAGGAAAGATTACTCAGGCTCAGTACGATGCTGCGGTGCAGAGAGCACAGCAAATTCAGAAGATGTTTGCACCTAACGGCCGAAGGTGAAGACATAAATAACACTAATTTTACTTAAAACAGAAACTCAAATTTTAAGTAAAAAAAGAAAGGAGAATTTAAGTTATGGCTTTAACAGATGATAACAGCATGGTAATGCCAGTAGCACCAATGTACGGTGGCGGTAACGGCAACGGTTTCGGATTCGGTGGCGATTGGGCATGGATCATCCTTCTCCTGCTCCTCGGATGGGGCAACAATGGATGGGGTGGCGGTGGCTTCGATGGCGGAGCAGGCGCACTGTACCCATGGATGAATCAGACAGAAACAATCAATGACGGATTTAGAGACCAGATGCTCAACACTTCTGTCACTTCTATCAGAGACGGCATCGGTGACATCAGCACACAGCTCTGTAACGGATTTGCAGGAGTCAATGCAAGCATCGCTAACGGCTTTGCACAGTCTGAAATTTCAGCTAATGCAAGACAGATGGCTGATATGAACAGAAGCTTCGCACTCCAGTCACAGCTTGCTGACTGTTGCTGTGAGAACAGGCTCGGCATCGCGGACCTCAAATATACTGTCGCTACGGAGAACTGTGCGGACAGAACGCAGTCCCTCATGAACACCCGCGATATCATCGATTCACAGACCAGAGGAACCCAGGCAATTCTCGACAAGCTCTGCGCTCTTGAACTCGATGGTGTTAAGTCTCAGCTCGCTGCTGCAGAGAGGGAGAACCTTGGACTCCAGAACGCACTCAACATGGCTAGCTTCAGAGAGTCTCAGACTGCACAGAACGCACTGATCACTCAGGGCTTCAGCAATGAGGTCGATGCTCTGTATAACAGACTGAACTCATGCCCAGTGCCAACTACACCGGTATACGGACGCACCCCGATCTTCACATGCGGCAGCAATAGCTGTGGCTGTGGATGCGGAGCTAACAACTTCTAGGAGGTGCGACATGGCAGAGTATATATACAATCCGATTCAGGTGGTTCAGCCTAATCAGAACGTATTATTGAACGGCTCAATTCCTTGCAATAAGCACTATGTATTTCATAGAGAGGGCTCGGGCATTGTTACTCTCCGTGGCATTGTCAATAACGCATGTGGTTGCTTTGCTCGCTATCAGGTAACCTTCAATGGCAATATTGCTGTCCCTGAAGATGGGACTGTTGGCCCGATAGCAGTCGCTCTGAGTCTGGATGGCGAACCTATTCAGACATCAAGAGCAATCGTGACACCTGCTGCAGTAGATGAATACTTCAATGTGACATCGACAGCAATCATCACAGTACCGAAAGGATGCTGTGAGAATGTGGCAGTCGAGAACGTATCATTCGGAGCAACGGCAGCAGATGCACCAACAGCAATCAACGTACAGAATGCAAATCTGACAGTGACCCGCATTGCGTAGGAAGGAGGAACAGGCATGAACACTAAAGATTTATACGAGCTGAAAAAAATGCTCATCGATCTGCTCAATGAGTACAGCAAGAAGCGTGACCTTTCTTCTGGAGCACTGCAGACAATCGACACACTTGCACATGCTTGCAAGAATGTCTGCAAGATCATTGAGTTCTGCGAGCAGGAAGAAGAAGAAGAGTACAGCGGATATGGTGGACGTCCATACAGAATGTCAAGAATTGACCGCTCTTATGCGGATGGCATGGGTCGTTCCTACGAGGACGGCGGCAGCTATGGCTACTACGGTGAAGGCATGAGTAACCGCAGAGGCCGTGCAGCTAATGGCAGATTCGTTTCAAGAGATGGTAGCGATATGGCAAGAGAACTCAGAGAGATGATGGACAAAGCACCTGATGAGCATACAAGAAGAGAGCTTCAGCACATTGTTGAGAAGATGGAAAATATGTAAGAGTTGACTCGTTCCTTTGGGCAAGACCCATTGATATAATATCTGTGAGGTCAGTTTCAGTGCCCATTGGTGATCCTCTTCTTACATACTTTTGTCCCCCTTAACAAGTGATTAGGTAACACAGAAAAAGCAGGCCCTGCAAAGCCTGCTCTTTCTGTGCTTGTTTTTACGAAAGGTATTCGCTGTAGTTATTACATGGAGATTATTTAATGAAAGAAAACATTCAACCGGATATGCTGGCATATCGCTTACTGGCATATATATTATATCATAGGTGGCAGTTAGGTGGCAGACTTTCAGCGAAATTAATTTTAACGCAACTCCAATGATTCCAACGCATTGGAGCGTTAACAGTTGAAATTCCAACGCTTTGAGCGAGCGTATTGATAACAGCTAACAACTACTGATAACTATCAGAATGGGTTCGAGTCCCATGTCCTCCGCCATGGGGAGCCTGAGATTTCAATAATCTCAGGCTTTTTCTTTTGCTTCGGGTGGCAGAAAAGTGGCAGAATCTTCAGAAAATATATTGTCGATGGTGTTTGCTATATCTTTTGAGGACTCCGATACGTTGTTAAAGACGTGGGTATATATGTTGAGCGTAGTGCTGATGTTGCTGTGACCAAGCTCTCTGCTGATCCTTGCAATGTCTACATGGTTATAGTTAAGGATTGACGCATAGGTATGCCTGAGTCCATGTGTGGTAACATGTGGTAGATTGTGTTTCTTGTTTATCTTTGATATATATTTTGTTAGTGTGGATGGCGACATAGGCTGACCGAACCCGTTCTGTATCAGATAATCAGTGTCGTTGTACGGATTGGCGTGGTGCTCTTCTATCAGCTTGCTGATATCTTCAAGCAGAAACTCTGGCACAGCCATTGTTCTGTATGAGCTGTTGGTCTTAGTATCTTGTATGATATCTTCAGTGCCTTTTATCCGGTGCCTGGTCTCCTTGATTGTCATTTGTTTGAACGGAATAAGGATATCTGATTCTTTTAATCCAAGTATCTCAGACCTTCTGAGGCCGCACAACATTGCTAATGAGTAAGCCACCTTGTAATCAAGACGCTCTTCTTCGAGAGCAGCTATGAACACAGCATACTGCGTGTTATCCAAAATCACTTTCTCTGGTGTTTTATTCTTAGGCAGCTTAACTTTGTCGCACGGATTCTTTGCTAGTAAATCTAATTCTATAGCTCTGTTATATGCAGAGCGCAGTATCGATATAGTATTCTTGATAGACTTCGCAGAAAGCCCTTTATTTGTCATTTCAAGGACGAAATCTGCCACTTGATAACTCTGTAGGGAGTCTGCAGAAATCCCCTCAAAAGCTGAATAAATGCGCTTTGCAGTGGACTGATAGCCTTGCAGTGTCGTTGCCTTTACACCCATGGCTTCGGCACTCTTGATGTATGATTCAACGAGTTCTCTCACTGAAGCATTGGTGTTACCGAATTTATTTTTAACCTCATCTTCGAAGTCTTTATACTGTTTATCGAGGTCTCTCTTACCTGAGTATGTTACGACCTTTGTCTTTCTTTTTCTTTTCTTGCCAGAACCGATATTAACTATCAGCTTGGCTGTATGTTTATCTATGATCTGAATCATTTCCTGATTTCCTCCTGACTTGTTATCATAGAATCTACTATTCCAATCAATAGATGCTTGTTGCTGTCTGACAGTAGACGCACTTTCCGCAGGATTTCTTCCTCATCTCTTTTGTATAAGGATGCCTGCTCGTCAGCTATTGCTTCTTCGTCTTCCCATCCCATGAGGTATGCAGGGGTAACTCGCAGTGCCTTGGCGAGTGCAACAATTTTCTTTTGCGGTAGTCCTCTTCCATCCAGTTCCATTTTGTTTATCGAGGACCGAGACTTGTAGCCAATGGCTCTTGCAAGCTCGTCCTGCGACATTCCGAGTTCTTCTCGTCTCGCTCGTATTCTGTCTCCTATCTCCATAGCTGTCGCCTCCTTTGTAGACAAAAGGATACACGATTGTTGGCGGAATTTCAACACTTTTGTCGCAGGGTATTGACAAACGATAGGGGAGTGTAGTAGTATGGTGTAGACAAATTGCCAACATCGGCATCACATATAGAGGAAGGAGGTGACTCACATGACAAATGCCGATCTTCTCAAGAAGAAGATAGAGGAGCGTGGTGTAACACAGGAATTTATTCGCAAAGAGCTTGGAATCTCTAGGTTTACGTGGTACAAGAAGCGTGATGGGCTGCTTGATTTCAAAGCATCAGAGATTCAGATTCTTTGCAGGGTGCTTGGCATCACTGCACTCCGAGAAAAAGAGCAAATTTTTTTCGCTTAAATGTAGACAAAATGCCTACGAGGTACAACAATGAAACTGTACAAAGCAGAACAGATCGCGGAGATACTGAATGTTTCCAAGCAGACAGTATGGCGATACGGAAGACAAGGTAAGTTAGCACAAGTGAAAGTTGGCAGAACAGTTAGATTCGCTCTGCCGGAAATGGAGAAGAAGAAATGCTTAGCGAAAGGTTAAAAGAAAAGAGTCTGTTCAACGATGAGCAGGAGGCAATCGAAGCACAGAAGAAAGCTGCAAGAAGATTTATCAATGGAGCAGTCAGAGATTTGGTAGCTGCCATGAGATGCGTGGAGCTCGATGAAGTCATGACAAGAGACGAGATCGAGAACTTCGTTCTGAATAGGATGGAGTACTACGAGGTAAATGTTTACTCGAAAGACAAAGAAGAGTTCGATGCGTGGCTCGATGACCAGTTCCGCAAGTCAATCAAGGCATCACTTGCAGACATCCTTAAGTCAACAGAGGAATTGATCTGATGAACAAGGATGTCAAGATGATACTCGATGCACTATCCCTGCTTCACACAGCCTGCGAGAACATCGAGGGCATGGGTGCATGTGACAAGTGCCCTATCAGAAGTAACTGTCTTGAAGATACAAGCCCACTCGACATAGCCGAAGATGTCACTGCGAAGCAGTTGGATGAATTCCTGGGCTTGTCTGATGATGTTGAAGAGTATCTGGAAGAGCAAGAGATTAACAGCGATGAGAATCAGCGAGCACTCTATGCAGACTGGCAACGTCAGTTTGACATAGAAGAGCAGATGATTGATGAAGAGTGGGGGATCTGATATGGACGACACCAACATCAGGATGAAAAGAGCAAAGTATTTCAGGTCGGAATACTACGCAGACAATGCCGATAACTATACGCAGTGTGAGTTCCTGCTTCAGTATCTGCAGAGATTCGATTCAATCACACCGCTCGAAGCACTCACCGCATTTGGTTGTCTGAGGTTGTCTGCAAGAATAGCAGACCTCAGGGCAGATGGCCACAACATCAGCACTGAAATTCATAAAGGTAAGAAGAACTACGCTATTTACAGTCTGGAGGAAAACACTAATGGCTAAAGCAAAGATCACCAAAGAAGAGAAACTGGCACAAATCGCTGAAGCAAGAGAACTATATGTCGAAGCACAAGCTCTTGTCGATAAGGCAAACAAGCTGATAGAAAATGGAATGAGAAACGTAAGGGTATGTGGCGGCTATGACTATGAAGAGAAGACATATCCCGAAGTTTATAAGGGCATGATTGAGGTTCATCTGTACAGCGGAATCCTCAAGCTCGAAAAGCTGCTTGGGGTTAAGACAGAACCGAGAATTGATTGCTGTGGCAATCCTGATACAGACCGAAAGGCACTGTGTGTCGAAGGGATTGAATTCTTTCAGATAGGCACGGCTACACAGCACAGATACAGCTATAAATAGGAGGATCAATAATGAGCGAGAAAAAGAATCTGCATCAGAAGATGCTTGAGGTAATGAAGTCCATCGAGTACCTCAACAAAGACGACAGAGTAGCATACGGCAACACTAACTATAAAGCTATGTCCGAAGAGAAAGTCACTATGACTGTCCGTAAGGAACTCATTAAGCAGGGTATCGTAGTGTACCCAGTAGAGCAGACTGTAGTTAAGGACGGACAGATAACCACCACCAACACAACATACAAGATGGTGAACGTAGATGATCCTGATGATTGTGTATTCCTTGCATCGAGTGGTCAGGGTGCTGACACGCAGGACAAGGGCGTTGGTAAAGCTATGACATACAGCTTCAAGTACATGCTGCTCAGAACATTCGCTATCCCTACTGGTGAAGACCCGGACAAGATATCGAGTGAACAGCTTGATGATCAGCAGAAGATAGCTGAGATAAAGCAGAAGATTGAGAAGGCTGAAGTGGATACAGAGAAGTTCCTCATCGCTATCGGCCACAAGTTCAAGAAAGAATTCAGAAGTGTAGATGAGATGCGTGGCAAGGAACTTGACTACGCTCTTATGAGAATCAATGAGAAATTTTAGGAGGATAACCCATGAGCGTTAATGTTAATGGCACGAATGAAAAGCTCTGGAAGAATGAGAGACAGAGCAGAAACGGCGGAACATGGTTCGATTATTCAATCAGCGTTTCCAAGAAAGCACAGAACGGAAACTATGTAAATGCTTACGTGAAAGTAAAGTTCAGCAGCAAGCTGACGATCCCTAACGACCTCCCTAATGGAGCACAGATGGATTTCGATGGATTCCTCACTCCTGATGTTTACACGGACCGCAATGGTCAGGAAGTCAAGCGCACCATGATTATGGTTACCAAAGTCAAGTTCCATGATGTTCATGGCGATGACAACTATAACGATTATGTTGAGTACGCTGACATCGACAGCTTCTCGCAGGCTGAAGACGATATCCCATTCTAGGAGGTTGCCATGAGGAATAAATACAACATATGGATTTATTCAAGTTTCGGACAATATCAGTCAGAGGTTGCTGGTGCGCACATACTGATGGACGACTACGAAGAAGTGAAGCAACTGATAGATATACTACTTGGCACAAACGCAGTTATGGTTATTGAATCAGTGCATGAAACGACAGAGGCTTAACTATGGCAGACATCAAATGGATCAAGATAACTACAGACATCTTCGATGATGAGAAGATACTGCTTATCGAATCCATGCCCGATGCAGATGCAATCATCGTTATATGGTTCAAGCTGTTGGTGCTTGCCGGTAAGACTAACAACTGTGGCCTGCTGACAATCAACGACACGATTCCATATAACGATGAGATGCTCGCCACAATATTCAGAAGACCAATAGCTACTGTGAGATTGGCACTGAATACATTCCAGTCCTTTGGGATGATTGACATCATCAATGATACCATCTGCATCCCTAAGTGGGAAGTGCATCAGAACATTGAGGGCATGGAAAAGATCAGAGCACAGAATCGTGAGCGTAAGAGAAGACAACGTGAACGAGAGAAAATGCTGATGCTCGAATCTGGAAGCGAAGAGTCACGTGACAGCTCACGTGAAGTCACGCAACAGATAAAGAATAAGAATAAAGATAAAGATAAAGAAGAAGATAAGAATAAGAGTAATAAGTCTAAGCGGTTTACACCGCCTACTGTAGAAGAAGTTGCTGAGTATATTAATCAAATGAACTATCACATAAACGCAGAACAGTTCATTGATTACTACGAAAGTAATGGTTGGATGGTAGGTAAATCCCATATGAAAGACTGGAAAGCTACAGTCAGAAATTGGGAGCGCAGAAGACAGAACAATACTCAAGGTAGTACACCAGTTAACCCATTCTTAAAGATGCTTGAGGAAGGAGACTACTGATGACCAAAGACGAAACGATTAAAGTCCTCGCAATGCTTAATGGCTTCTATGCCGGTGGCAAGAATGACCCAAGACAGCAAGCATTTGCATGGCACTTGGTCCTTGGTAAGTATGACTTCAACGATGCAATGGCTGCGGTAATCCGATTCGCAGAGAATGATAACAGAGACTATGCTACATTCCCTGCAGTCGGTCGCATCGTGGCCGAGATCAAGAAAGAAAATGCTACGAGGACTGCGACAGTGCAGGAAGTCATAAGGTCAATATCATACGGCAAACCTTATGAGCACATGACAGACAGAGCGAAAGCTCTTATCCCACAAGAGACATACAGCGAGTGGTCGAAGATAGATGCAATGGACTTCGCATACGACTCAGAGAAGTATGCAAACATACTGCGGACCAGACAGAATAATCTCCTTGAAGGGGGTGATGCTCTATCAACTTAGTAGTCGAGCAAGGAAGACCGACGCTTGAGCCTGAGATTCATCAGGCTCGTGCGTCAGGCAGAGTATTCTGCAAGATCAGACTGGCTGTCGAGCGTGAGTACAAGGGTAAGGATGTACCGAGGAAGACAGATTATTTCGATGTACTATGCTTCGGCAAGCTAGCGCAGACAGTGTACAACAACGTAGCTAAAGGTGCACTCATAACAGTCCTGGGCAGACTGGAGAACACCGAACGGCAAGACAGGATGGGCAATAAGTATCAGTACAACGTCATCGTTGCGAATAAGGTCACCATACATGAGTGGCTGCGTAAACACAGACCACTTGAGGAACTGCAAAACGACTTCGATACGGAGTTGCTTGTACCGAGAGAGATAACGAACTCACTCTACAAGCAGATAGATATTACAGACGAGGACATACCTGATGACCTCGCAGGAAGGAGTATCGATGATCTACTTTAAGTTTCATGGTGAGCCTGTCGGAAAAGGCAGGCCAAAGATTACAACGAGAGGACAGTTTGCCCATGCTTACACGCCTAAGAAAACCAAAGCATTTGAAGAAGCTATCAAGTTCGAGTTCATGTCGAGCACAAGTGAACGGATGCCGGTCTACGAAAAGGATATCCCGCTCAAGATTGAGATGGAGTTCGGGTTCGAGGTACCGAAATCATACTCCAAGAAAAAAAGAGAAGCCTGCCTGAGAGGTGAAATTCAGCATACGAAGAGACCTGATGCAGACAACATAGCCAAGGCAGTATGTGATGCACTTAATGGCTATGCCTTTGAGGATGACTCGCAGATAGTATTCATGCAGCTTGAGAAGGTTTACTCAGAAGAATTCTACGTAGAGGTAAGAATCTATCCGAGAGATTGGAGCGACTGATGAAGAGCGTGTGTTGTATATGCGGAGCTCCGATAGAGAGCGAGGGAAGAGACACACCAATCTACTGCGAAGAGCATCGGCACTATGCAAAACAAGACAACGAAATTCTGAAGAACATATCCCTTAATGATACATTCGGCATCTGTGCAGCGATCCTGCAAAGGGCACGTGATGATTACATCTTTGATGCAGATGGTCAACGCAGTGATGCCGAGTGGTTCTTCAGAAGTAACTGGGCACAAATAATCACTAACGGAACTCTTAATGCAGAACTCGTGATAGCAGAACTGGATAGGAGGATTGATGAACTTAAAAGAACTGGAATCAATACTGAGCGAACAGAGTGAAAATAAGTTTTGCCCTATATGTGCTACTCCATTCAAGCCACATCATTCCAGACAGAAGACATGCGGAAGCCCCGAGTGTAAGAAAGCATACCATGCTGAGTACGTTAAGAATTATAACCGCAGACTCCGCAAGGAACACCCTTACGAGACACGAGAACGCAGACGAGAATCAATGCGTAAGTTCAGGGCAAGGCAGAAAGCTGTCGAGGACCGCAATGATGAGCTTGGCAGACAGCAGGAATATTGGGAGAAGCGAGCCGAGTTCGAGCAGAAGATTGCTAAGTACGGAGACAAGTATGGAGAGGTACAAGCTCAGCAGATACTTGAGCGAGTACCCAAGATTGATACATCGATGGGAGGAGACAACGATGGTAGTAAGAACGATCAAGACAACTTATGAAGAATCCAACAGAATAGCTGACGATAAGCAGACATGTATTTTCAGAAACGAGAATGAAGGATACAGAGTCAATGATGTATTCAACTTTCAGTGCTACAAGGAAGGCAGACCAGTTACCCACAGAAATAACCACTACGGTTACGTTGTCACTATGGTCGTTGACCACACGATAGCTCCGATTGAAGAGGGCTTCGTGCTTGTGAACTTCAGGAGGTTGAAATGATACTGCGAGTGCTTGAAATAATAGTCGGGATCATAGCGATCCTTGTATATGTGTTTCTGTTATTACTGCTTTTCATCACATCGTTAGGCAGCAATGAAGAATTAAGACGCAGATGGTTTAAGTAGCATGATATGGGGCAGGGCAGGCTCTATGAACACCCGAACAAAATCTAAATTTAAGAAAGGAGATTCTTCCTCTTTGTTGATTTCCCAAGCCTTGCCCCATTCAGTTGAAAGGAGAAGACGATGAGGTGCGTTGATTGCGAACAGCACGACTGCGTAGCCGGTACACACTTCTGCAACTACAAAGGCAAGAGCGGAAGACGCAAGCCAAGACGTATATGCGAAGAAGATGCACACAAGGATGTGCCTTGTGAATATGTTGAAGAGCTGAAAGGAGCAGACGATGAAAGCGTGGATAGTAACTGATAAAAACTGCACATACGGTTGCGAGATTGTGTTTGCAGATACAAGAGGAAAAGCAATATCACTTTGTCTTTATGATGATACGTTCAGCGACTGCGAATTCACAGAACTATGTGCAAGGCGATTCAAGGAGTATGACCAATACTATGAAGGAGATAATAAGCCTGACTTGTGGGAAGATGAGAATCATCGAATAAGGCTTGTGAGAGACTACGGCTGGTATTGCCACGAAGGCAGAGATAGCTATTGCGACAACTGCCCTGCAAAAAAGTGGTGCATTGAATGGGAAGGAGCAGACGATGAGACCCGAAACGAAACCGTGTGACTGCATATTCAGCAATGGCACACAGTTTGAGATTTTTATGGAAACGCAATGCTTGAATGGATGCGTCCATTACAGAAACGATCACTGTAAGATATTGAACAGAATTTATCTCGCAATGTTCCTGCCGAAGAAGTTCCCCTATGATGACCTACTTGATGCGGTCAAGTATGGAAACAAATATTGCAAAAGGTACTCCACGGAAAAGCCACCAAGAAGGGGAAGGATTATGGGCAAGAGCTTCAGGCAGATAACGATAGATGAAGTGTTTAAAGGAGCAGACGATGAGTGAACTTAAAAGATGCCCATTCTGTGGTGATGAAGTCGAGATACTTCCAACAGGCTTATACCATTGGAAATACGCTATACATCACAAGACAGAGACAGAGTGTGTTCTTGATGCACAAGCATTTGCACTTCCGTATGAAGAAGATGTGGCGATTGAGATGTGGAATAGGAGAGCAGACAGACCACATGGTTACTGGATCAAGTTAGGCCCTGCGGAATACAGATGCTCCGAGTGCGGAAAGATTCAGTATGCGGATGATGAAAATGAGCTGAATTATTGCTGTTGTTGTGGAAGCCATAACAAAATACGGAGAGTGATAGGAGTAATGAATGAAGTGTGATTGTTGTGGAAGAGAATTCGAACCAAACGAAGATGATTTAATGTTTGAGTTTATTACAAAGAATGGTAGTTCCGTAAAAGTTTGCGAGGATTGCATTATTGCAAAAGGCAAAGAAGTTGAAAGTAAAATTGCAAAAGTAAACGTTAATTAAGGAGGAATAAATAATGTTTAAGATCATGACCGATAAGAAATTTGATGAAGAACTTCGTAAAGCAAGAGAAGAAGTCCACGAAAAGGTGTGGCTGAATGAGCGGATGGAACGCCTTGAAAGAGATATTTACAGACTATCCGACCGAGTAGCAATGCTCGAAGCCAATGGCACTCCGGTCCTTCATGATATGAAAGTAGAGGGATAAACAGATGGACGGAGTTTACTACGATGCCAAGGGAAACTTCCTTGGCACAGATACTGAATATTCAGATAACAAGCCCAAGAATCTAACAGAAGATGCTGCTAACATGCTTGAAATCATGGAGCGCACAGCCAACAGTGACAGCAACGGATGGCAGTACATATACTGGATAGCTGTAGCTGTGTACCATCTGATACTCCAAGTGCATGTGACCAAGTTCGGGCTGAAGAGAAGAATAGAGGAGCTAGAGCAGAGACATGAATGATCAAACTATTAAGGCTGATGCAGGGAAACGGCAGCTCACTCTTGTACCCACGCAGATCATAAGAGACATAGCAGAGTGCAGGGAGTACGGAGTCGCCAAGTATGGAGCTCGTGAAAGTTGGAAGTCGGTAGAGATACAGAGATACCGAGATGCAATGTTCAGACACATGCTAGCATACCTCGATGATCCAGACGGAGTAGACGAAGAGTCAGGCATATCCCACCTAAAACATTTAGCTTGTAACGTAGCGTTCTTATGTGAACTTGAGAAGCAGGAGAAAACCAATGAAAGAAATAAAGACCAATAAACATTTACGAGTTAAGAAGACTGGCTTTGACGGAGGATGCGGAGTTATCCGCTTACCTCGTCAGAACAAGAAAGGTTACACCGAAGCATCAATCATCTGGTCAAGGGGTGGAGGATGGGATCATGTATCTGTAGCACCATTCAGCGGAGCGAACCCAACATGGGATGACATGTGCTTCATCAAGGATATGTTCTTTGAAGATGAGGACTGGGTAGTACAGTTCCATCCTGCGAAGTCAGAGTACGTTAACAACATGCCGAACTGCCTGCATCTATGGAGGCCGATAGGTCAGTCAATGCCAGTACCCCCGAGCATACTGACCGGACTGAAAGGGGTGACGCTGAAATGAACTGCCATCTAACATTTTGTGATATGTGTGGGTGTCGGATTCCAATGGATACGCTCAGCATACCGATTTCTATCGGCTTAGATAACGGGCATAATTATCAAGTATGTGTCTTTTGTGCAAGAAAGATATATAACGAGATACGTGATGAAGCAGCAGAAGCCAAAGAAAAAGTAAAGTCAGTTATGGAGGTGTTTGACAATGAGTGTGAGCAAATGGGCGTATGAACCTTGGAAGTGTGACGGAGAGTATTGCCCAGGCGATTGTGACTTATGTTACAAAGCTGATTGGGTACGAGACGATGAAGAGGTTGAGCAGGATGGATGGAAGACATGGAACACCGACTGCTCATGGGGCAAGCCTGAAGATTTAGGAGAGACCGATGCCGATATTCAAGATATTAGTGACTCCGAGTGAGTTCAATGATCTCGTCAAGGAGCACCCCGAACTAATCAGCAGGGCAAGCATCGATGGTATGGTGGGCGGAGTAAGCATTGATACTCCGCC